AAACAGTGCGACCGTGCGCCCTAGTAATTGCGCCGCAGTGAGTTGGGCTTGCGTTGGTTCATCGCCGGTCGTGGGATCTATGCCGTCTTCCGTCCAACGTCGAAGCTTGCCCACCACAAGTTCTCTGTCCGTGACCGCTTTGCGGGATATTGCGCGATGCTTTTGCTCTGTTATGTGCTCCACCCTTGCGGAAACCTTGGGGTTCTTCATCAACCGACTCGCCTCACTGTGTACTGTCGAGTCCTTGCCGTTACTGTTGAAAGCTTCCCGATATGCCGTGGACTGATCATTGCCCCCAGCGATCAACTGAGCGAACCGCTCCTGCTTTGGTGTGAGTTTATCTGCCATGACCACGTCCCAATCAAAACGCCATTGTCATTTGCCTATATAGGCGCATCAAACCCACAACCCACACACCATAGACCACATCTATCATTAGGCCTGCTTCGATAGAAACAAATGTAGTACTCATTGTTCGTGGTACGCTTGACATGGTTCTCCCCCAACCCCAAGATCGGCTCATCACTTAAACAGGACAAACGACATGACGAGCAAGCAACTGAACAGAGCGCAGCGGTTCATCAACGCAGTACGCAAAGTCGATCTAGGCGACGGCTTGAATCCCACCATCATCATCAGATCAGATGACCAAGTGGTCATATCTGCCGAAGAGTTTGATGGCGCAGTGCTGCGAGATATGCAGATCAACCCAGCCATCGAAGCGGTAGCACTCAAGCACAGATTCGATCTGGAATTTGAAACGTCAGCAGCAGTTATCTGCTACCCATACTAAGGAGTCCGAGATGATCGCAACATCAACCACCACCGCCAAGGCCACTGCTCGTGCAGTGCGTATTTGGATCGAAGGCGCGAAGCTCAACACAGCGGGATTCACTCCCGACACCGCATACAACGTCATGGTGCGCGACACCACTATCACGCTGCTTGTCTCCGACATGGGCGAACGCCGAGTGACCAAGGCGATGCGTAATGGCAAGCCTCGCCCGATTATTGATCTGCACTCAAAAGAGGTCGCAGCAGTGTTCTCAGCGGGAACCAAGGTACATGTCCGCTACCAGCGCGACATGATCATTTTCTCACAATCATTGGAGTCCTAAAATGAATGCAACCTATACCCAAGGCGACGGTAAGTGGCACAGTGAGTACATGGCAATGGTAAAGACCATGCCCACCGATTCGCTGCGCTATGTCATCCAAGACTGCCGCAACGCTATCGAAGCATTGCCTGAGAATCCAAAGTGCGAACAGTACACGGACGAGATCCACTATTGCGCGATGGAACTGCGTATCCGCAACGAGGCAGCAGCACCCCATGACAACGCCGTCACTGCACAGATGGCATTGCATGCAGCGATATGTGACAACCCAACACACCGTCACATCGCCGCAGCGCAAGACCAGTTCGATATTGCAGAGCAAGCATACGATCATGCCGACTACGCGCGATGCTCCGACGCTTGCCGTGTTGGGCTTTTCTTGCTGGGCTTGATTGAGTGGGGGGTGAAGTAATGCAGTTACTCGCAAACATTCTTTTTGGACTGGGCATGCTTGCAGTGTCGCTACTGCTGATCACGTCAGGACTCTTCCTGACTCACGCCTACTATATCTCACCTGAGGGAGCGCATTGGATATTTTCCTTCACCGCTCCCCTATTCATCCTGCAAGGCTGCGGCATGGTCGTGGTTTGGGTTCTACAAATTCGAGGAGACATTTAATGGAAACAATCGAAACATTCCGCGTGATTGAGGGCGAACGTAGCCTCACGTTCACAAACAAGTTTGACGCGCTGCGCTGGGCAGTGCGCTCTGAGGGCATGACCGAGTTGTCACTGTGGCATCACACTGGCGAGCGGTTAGCTAACGGGTTCGCTTACAAGGGCGAGGACAGTCTCAAGATGGTGGAGTCGGTGACCTTATATGGGAACGCTGATCACCCTTGGCTAACGCTGCACCCTGTGACTTGGGTGGAGTTGTACAGCGTAGTGGCGGAAGACCTTGCCCGCGCCGACGGCGTCACCTTGGACACCTACACATCCGCCGAGGGCGACCAGTACTACACCGACAAAGGGCAAGACGCCTTTGAGGAATTCGTGACACAAGCCGAGCAGTTGATGACCGACTCAGGCCTGACAAAGGGGGAATACTAATGGCTAGTTTCGACAACAAAGAGCAGTGCGATTCGTGCGGCGAGTATCACCACGAGCGCAGCATGAATTTTGATAGGTTTGGTTCTTTGTGCTTTTCATGCTCTGACGAGCGCGACCTAGAAGGCGCACAGTCATTTATGGCGCACCTTACCGATAGCGGGTACGAAATCATCCACACAGGTGGAGGTTGCACGGCGTTCAACAAAAGATTCGGCTCATGCACCGTCATGGTCACCCAAGACGCAAGCCACGAAATCATCCCCGAATACATGTCTGACCTTGGGTTGGTGATAGGCGTTTACCCCGACGATCTCGAAGGGCAGCACCTTTTCTTCCTTAACCCAACCCACACCAACTGGGAAATAATCTGCGATTCAGTCGCAAAAACCGAAACAGCCGCAAAAGCTCTGAACAGCATCGCAGCATTCCAAAAAATCGAAGCGTAGAGGACATGACAATGAGTGATTCCAAAATGACCGAAGCTATCTTGCAAACCGCAGCCGACCTCACAGTGGGCGTGATCGGTGCCTACGTTGACTTAGAGTTGCGGGGTCAAAAACCCAATGGGTTTGACGAGGACGGCTACCCGATAGTGCGCGATCTAGGCGTACCAACTCCGCTGGAGGACGCTATTCACGCGCTCACCGAGTGGGCACTCAACTGGCACGATCTAGGCGAACCGCCCAAGGCAAAGAACGAGGCCGAGTATGCGCTGGCACTCCTTCACAGAGTGCAGGAGAAGTTTGCCCCTGATGAAATGCGGGGGCTGAAATACTCGGACTACCTCGATACCTGGTTTTTTCCGATTTGCGATCCTCACACCAGCGAAGGGATTATGACCCAACTGAAGGAGACCGCCCCCTTCTTTGGGTTTGATGACCAAGACATTCTCGAAATGTGGGTACTCATCAAAGAACCCTTAGCGCGGCAATGGTTGCACCGAGAGACGACCAAGCGTAACATCTAATACAACAACCAACGAACCATAGGAAAACCAAATGAAAGCAGAACTCAAAAGAAAAGTAGTTGACCAGTTGATTGAGATCGTCGAGGAAGGCGGATCATTTCAAGCTGGGTTTTCATCCCTCGCGGGACTGCCCACCAACGCCGTGACCGGCAACAAGTACACCGGCTTCAACGCATTTTGGTTGTCGATGCTGGGATGCACCAAGGTGGCGACAATGAAGCAGTGGGCGACCATCGGATACACTTGCGAAGGGCTAGGCCGTAAGGACAGAAACGTAGGCATACCGATCACTCTCGGCTTCTCGGCTTACGACAAAGAGGAACGTCCCGATGGCACTACCGCCAAGGTATACAAGGGTAAGCGGTTCTCATCCGCTACCGTTTACCGTGCCGAGGACGTGAAGTCATTCGAGGATGGCTCACCCTACCCAATGGACACCGAGGGCATGGTCGATGAGACGGTGTCCGACGCTGAGATAGAGGCGTTCATCGCCAACTATTATCGGGTGTCAGGGGTGAAGGTTACTCGCAACGCCACAGGTGGTGCGTACTACCGACCATCCACCGATACCGTGAACATGCCATTGCCGGAGCAGTTCAACAGTACCGACACCAGCACCGCAACCGAGAACATGTACTCAACTGAGCTACATGAGATTGGACACTCGACAGGACACAAATCACGGCTCAATCGTTTGACCTTGACCAACACCAAAGGCTACGCCTTCGAGGAACTCATTGCTGAGATCACGGCAGCGTTGCTCTGCGTCGAGTTGGGCATAACAAGCGAGGCGCGTGACGATCACGGGCACTACATTGCCTCATGGCTGATGGCACTCGGCAACGATGTTGACTACGTCTTCAAGGCCGCAGCCGAGGCCCAAAAGGCGGTGGATTTCATCCTCGCCACCCAAACCCAATCCGAAACTGAAGAGGCCGCATAGCGGCCCATAGGGACAACCAATGACACATGAACATCTAACCCAAGTATGGGATGGCTTTTGCAAGATGAGGTTTTTGCCTCGCCTATCTGCCGATGAACTCTTCGCGCAGGATTATCTGTCAGAAAGCGAACGTGCTTTTGTAGGCATGTTTATCAAGCTGTGGGAGAAAGCGGAGGGCGCACAGTGATTACGAATGATTTTTTGGTGAATAACCTCTTGGAAATCGACGCAAGGTTAGCCGATGAAAGCGATTACGAATCCAACCTGAGGCCTAAAATAAAGGAGCTCCTGGATTTCTTGGTCGAAACAGCCCGTGATTTGAAAATAGTAGAAGAAGGAGAAGCTCAATGAGCAACGTCACACCCATCAAGGCGAAGACCCACGCCAACAGTGCCGAGTTACTAGCCGAGGCTGGCATAGCCGACTCAAGGGTTCACGAGCTACGCAATGCTCTGATAGCCACACACAAGGCTTACTGTGCCCTTGACCCTTGGGGCCGTAATGACCTCAAGAAGCTCTGTGGCGACCGCAAGTTCCACGAAGTGCTGATGCTTATCGCATCAGTTGAAGATCTCAACACCGACCTGTGAAGACAACGGCTTTAACAACAACGGAGAACGGATATGAAAACGATGCAACTTACCTCTCAGGAAATACAGGTACTTGCCGAAGGGCTAGACGGGGTTCATTGGGGAAGATCAATCAGCCACGCAGAAAGCGCCGCCAAAAAACTATTCAGTCAAGCAAAGCGGTTTGATCCAGCTTTGACAGAACATCTGATTAGGAACTGCCCGCAAACTGCATCTCTAGCAATGGCAAAGAAGGACTGAATATGGATATGGATCAAATCCTAGATTCCCTTGATCGAATGATCAGCGAATGGGAACAACAAAGTCTCATAGCGATAGAGGCCGAGGCTAACTTCAAATCGTTTGAGGCATCGTCGAAGAAAGCTTTGATTGATGTGGGCGACAGTGCGGCCAAGGCCGAGGTGTTTGTCAGAGCCATGCCAGCGTGGACAGAAAAGTACAAAGCCTTGCAACAGGCGAATCTGTCTGTCGAGGTGCTGAAGAAGCGCATCATGGTTGCCCAGTTGACGTTCGATGCCGAGCGCACCAACCGAGCAGACAAGCGGAGGATCGTATGAGTCAGCAGTTTAACCATGACCTGCGCGAAAGGGTGATCAGGATCGAGAAGATCAGCGAGATCCAGGAGATGCTACAAAACATGGCGACACTGATGATCGCCTACCCTGATGCCACCGAGGATCAGTCCAACGAGTGGCTGACCGCCCTGAATGTGTGTCGGGTGGAGCTCCGCCGCCGACATAAATCCAAGCAGGTACGTCTTGCGCCCAACCAAGAGGTAACTAGTAATGACTGATGAAGAATGGATTAAGGAATACGAGAAGGCAGTAGCAGAGGTTAATCGAAAGCTAGATGTCTGTCAGAAAGAACTCGTTGACTACTTTGTTAGAACGGATGTCGATCAGCTTGGATCGAAAGATTGGTGGGCAAAAGAGGTTCAAACAAGTCTGATCCACGTTATCCAAAGGGATATCGGACTGTTGGCTAAAGGTGTCTATCAATATCGCGGATGGCGAGAACGGATCGCTAGGATGGAGCGAGAAGGGAGGCTGGAAAGGGATGATATCAACAGCGATAGCCTGCTGGGACATGGTCAATACGAAATACTATGAAGGTGCTAGATCTATTTAGTGGGATAGGTGGGTTCTCATTAGGGCTGGAGGCTGCCGGTATGGAGACCGTAGCGTTCTGTGAGAAGGATTCATTCTGCCGCAAGTTATTACAACAACACTGGCCTGATGTGCCCGTGTACGAAGATGTGAGGGCTTTAGATGGACGATTATATAGAGGAACAGTTGACGTTGTTTGCGGAGGATTCCCGTGCCAACCCTTCTCAGTTGCAGGACTCAAGCAAGGCAAGGCAGATGACCGTCACCTCTGGCCTGAAATGTTACGAATCATTAGCGAGTGTAGGCCGCGCTGGGTTATTGGAGAAAACGTTTCTGGGTTCATCAACATGGCACTCGACGATGTGTCATCTGACTTGGAAAACGAAGGCTACGAAGTCAGGACGTTTGTACTTCCAGCTTGCAGCGTCGATGCGAGACACCGCCGAGATAGAGTCTGGGTTGTGGGCCACGCCATCAGCGAGCATGGGCGGAGGGGTTCCGACAGACGCGGAGGCGCGGGGTTGGAAGTGGATGGGGACATACTGGATGAGGCCGGACGGCAGCAAATTCCAGACTCAACTGATAGATCAGGCGCGGATGTGGCGAACACCGATGACATCCGACTGGAAAAGCATGGACTCAGCAAACCAACTCAGACTAGCGAAGCAGGTCAAGGAACCCAAGTTGTGGCCGACACCAACGGTCAGGGGGAACTACAACAGGGCGGGACTGAGCGCGAGGTCAGGGGACGGGCTGGCGACGGCAGTGAAGAAGGCAACCCTATGGCCCACCCCGACAACCAGGGACTACAAGGGAGGGAGGAAACCCGAAACGCTGAAGGCAAAGGGACGGCTACCGTCGAACAGTCTACCCGACTCGGTGAACTCGGCGGCGGGGGAGACTGGCCCCCTGAACCCGCCGTTTGTCGAATGGCTCATGGGGTTCCCAATCGGGTGGACAGAATTAAAGCCTTAGGAAACGCCGTAGTCCCAAGGCTAGTGCAGGTGATAGGTGAATTGGTTGTACAGGTAGACGCTAGTCGTGGTACGCTGTATGCTTCACACAACAGCGGCAGTAGCCGCGAACCATCCTAGCCACGATGTAAAACTTGCTTGCGGCGTCCTGAGCACGACGAGAAAAACTGCTCACACTGATTTCAACTCAGTGGCTATGTTGTAGTCACCGCGATGCAATCAGCATCAACCTAATAGGAAACCAGGAGATTGATATGAAGTTTTCAGAAAAGAATGTTCGGGATATTCGCAAGGTACTAAACAACCACGCAATTGCTCGAGCGGCAGACGGCGGCATCAAGATGTCAGCGGCGGTGCTTGGCATGGCAACCGAGATGAAAGTGGATCGCAAGACACTCAAGGACTTCATCGAAGGCACTGTGGCTAAGCCATCAAGCGCGACGATGCAGAAGTTTGATGGGTGGCGTTCACGTCACATCGTTTCGGCAGACAAGTCAACGCAGCCCAAGGTTGTAGCGGCAGATCCAAGAGACAAAGAGATCGCCGAGTTGAAGAACATAATCAGGATCGTAGAAGAAGATCGTGAGAATTTACGGCTGAAGTATGTTGAAGCCAAGAGACAGCTTGAGGCCATAGAGAGTGTAGACCCCGCTCACGGTGAGAGGTATCAAGCGGTTCATCCTGAAAACTCGTACTGGATGCAGAACTCTGAAGCCTACATCAAGGTCTACACACACGACGATCTCAACGAAGAGAACAAGCGGCTGTTCACGATGCCCATACCAGACCTCTTAGAATTTATTCCGCGCGTTGATAGTGAGCCGCACGAGGAATGGAAACTGCGTACAAACAAGCTCACCGAAGAGCGTAAGCAATTGTTGATTAAGTTGTCAGAGCAGATCGCAAATGTGTATCTGAATTGCGGATTCCCAGAGCAATACGTTGGTGTGGATCTTGTTACATCTCGGCGGCACATAGGGTAGGAGGTTCTTATGGAAAAGTTGGTCACATTGAAGCTAACCGAATCTGAAGTCGATGCTTTGGATCGTTTATTTCGGGGGTCACGCGATGACCCTCGCGTTCACGGCGCAATCGGAACCTGCTTCTGGTTCCACGGGATAACACCTGAAGATGAAAAGGTTGCCAAGGATGCTTGGAACTCAATTCAAACTAAGCTGGGAGACCTCAAATGACAGTGATGGATGAGATGGACAGGCTCATGGAGTTAGCTGATAAGATCACGGACTCACGCGAAGAAGTAGAACCGCTGAGAGATAAAGGTTTGTTTGAAGTCACGATCATAACCAAGACCGACTCAGGGCTTGTCAGTAAGACATACAAAAGAATCACCCTGATGGACGTTAACCTTCTTCCAGAGATACAGTCCGACTCAGTGGTTGAGTCTATGTCGATCACAAAAATGAAAGGTCAGCACTCGACACCCAACCTGATTGTTCACAATCAAGATAGGCCCAGGACAAGGGGCAAGTGGCAGAGAATAATCGAGACACTGAGTGTGGGTGAGTCAATCGTAATCGATGAGCATGAAGACCATGACCCAGACAAGAACGTTCTTCGAGCGATAAGGCAGGCCGCCGAGTCGCTGGGCATGAGCGTGGAAAGCAA